CCGGGACGATAAGAAGCGGAAGTTTGCAACGACAGACGAAGTGTTGCGAGATTACATGCCTTATCGTTTGACCAAGCCCACTAAAGAAACAGCGGGTTTTGAAACGCTGGGAACGTATGGCATTGACCCAACGCTTGGTTTAAGGACAACCGAACGCGTTTTAAAAGGTACGGCAGCAGCAGGTAAAGCATTAGCGCCAACCGCAGCAGAGATGATGATGAAGATGGCACCTGCTGCACAGCCGATGTATATCTCACGGCCGTCAGGTGGCGTATTTCCGATGGCGAAGAGTTTTAAAGACGAGCCTGTATCCAAGTTTGATAGGGAATTACAGGATACGATCAAGTGGATGGATTTGGATCGGAACACCACACCAGAGCGGGCGGCATCTTTAAATTTCTTGGATACCAAGGTTCGCAACTATTTCAAAACACAGGCAGGTAGTGTTTCTGATCCGGTGCGTGAAGGGGTAATCTCTGGTCGGATTAAGATACCAAAAGATTCAAAGCTGGAGGAAATGTTCCCACAGGCATTAATTGATGCAGCGCGTAGTGGCGATGTAACGGCGATGAAGCAATTAGAATATGCGTTTGACGATGGGCTGAATATTCGGTCCCTTATTGTGTCCCCAGAAGCTGGTTTTAGAGACAGTGAGGCAGCATCGGAAGCGTTTACTCAAACGATATTGGAGCAGATGAAGAACAATCCGCAAATTATCCCGGATGCGGTTTTGCTTCGACTTTCTACAAAAAATGCGGATAAGTTAGCTCCTGCAAAAGCACAAGAAAAGGTTGCTCAGATTAGAGAGAAGCTTGCGGCCAACCCAACACTGTTTAATACGGTGTTTGAGGAAAAGCTGCTTCGGTTAATCAAGGAGGACCCAGTTAGAGCCATTAGTCCCCAGCAGATGGAGGACTATCCGTCTCTGTATGGGCAGTTAAAAAATGTACTGCAGCGGCAAGAAGGCATCATGGCGCTTTCGCAAAACGTGCCGATCACCGACGTAAGTGGTGCGCCGCGTATCTTGGGCCAAAGTTTCCGTGATATTGGTGAGTACACGCAGATGATTCCTCCAAGAGAGTTGGAGAGAATGGACGTTCCTGAAGCCATCAATCGCGTAATTCAGTTGAAGAAAGCGAATGAGGGGGCAAAGCCATTAGCAAAGAAGGCAGCATCACTGCTTAGTTCAGGCAAGGTCGTTCCAGAGAAAATCACTACGTATGGCACAAAGGTCGCGATTCCTGCGGACGATAGTGGCTATGTATGGCGCGAGATCACCGATCCATCAGCTACGTTGATACAAGCGGAGTTGTTGAATAACTCTATCGGCGGGTATTCCCGTCCCGGTACTTACGGTAAGCTTGAAAAAGGCGCGTCTGCTTTGGCTAGTGGTGAAGTAAAATTGTTTAGCCTGTATGACAAAAACAATCAAGTCGTGACGAATGTTGAATACATCACGGACAAAGCGACAGGCGAAAAAGGTCGAATGATTGCCAATACCATTACGCAGTTCTATGGCAATGGTCCAAGAACTGGGAATATCACCCCAGAAAAATTCGTGCCGCAAGTTGAAAACTTGATTTCTTATTTAGACCCACGTGACATACCGCCTTCCATTAAAGATTTGTTTTTGAAAGAAGGCGTTACTTTTAAAAGACGGGTGAGGTAAACAATGCCAGTAGAACGCGTACAAAATCTGCCAGAAGGCGATGTGGAAGTCCTGATGGAGGGCGAAGGTCCTCTGCCTGAGATCGAAATCGAGTTTGATGAAGACGGCGGTGTTGTCGTCAATATCGGCGAAGAGGAAGATGCTGAGGTTCCGTTCGATGCGAACTTGGCAGAGGTATTGCCGGAAGACGTGTTGAGCACCATGTCGCAGGACTTGACAATGCTGTATGAGGCAGACAAGTCTTCGCGTGATGATTGGGAAAAGCAATACGCCAAAGGTTTAGAGCTGCTTGGCTTCTCAATGGAGGAGCGCACCAAGCCATTCAAGGGCGCGTGTGGCGTGTATCACCCACTGCTATCCGAGGCGATTGTGCAGTTCCAAGCGCAAGCGTTGAAGGAGTTGATGCCTGCAGAAGGTCCTGTGCGTACACAAGTCTTGGGCAAAGAGACGCGTGAGAAGTTGATGCAAGCGCAGCGTGTGAAGGAGTTCATGAACTACCAGATCACGACCAAGATGCCAGAGTACACACCTGACTTTGATCAGATGTTGTTCTACGTTGGCTATGGCGGCTCTGCGTTTAAGAAGGTTTACTTCGATGCTGACAAAGGCCGTATGGTCAGCAGGATGATCCCAGCGGATAACTTGTACATCCCGTACAACGGCTCATCCGTCATGAGTGAGTGTGAGCGGATCACGTACCGCTTTCCTATGTCAGTCAATTCCTATCGCAAAGCGGTAGTGCGCGGGCAGTACTTGGATATTGCTGAAGCGTCGTCCGTGCAGGAGACCACCAAGATTCAAGACGAGAAGGACAAGAAAGTCACGGGTGTTGTTCCTGCTGGTGACGAAGAAGAGATGATGTTCTTGGAGTTTCAGGTGGATTACGATCTACCGGGCTTTGAGGATACCGATGAAGAGGGCGAGGCAACTGGCATCAAGCTACCGTACATCGTGACGATAGATGAGGTGTCGGGCAAGGTGATTGGTGTTCGTCGTAACTGGAAGGAAAAGGACGACATCAAAGAGCGGCAAGAGTATTACGTCCATTACTTGCTAGTGCAGGGCCCCGGTGCCTATGGCTTGGGCTTTTTGCATTTGATTGGTGGCTTGTCGAAGACGGCTTCGGCAGCACTGCGTCAGTTGACCGATGCGGGTACCTTGAGCAACTTGCCTGCTGGCTTTAAGGCCAAGGGTGCGCGGATTGAGAACGATGATGTGCCGATCTCTCCGGGCGAGTGGCGCGACATTGATGCGGGGGGTATGGAGTTGACGCAGTCACTCTTGCCATTGCCGTACAAGGAGCCAAGCCAGACGCTGTTCTCGCTGATGGGTTTCTGTGTGGATGCGGGCCGTCGCATGGCGGCAATTACCGATCTGCAGGTAGGGGACAGTAATCAGAATGCGGCGGTAGGGACGACGATTGCGTTGCTTGAGAAGGGGTCGTCTGTCATGTCGGCGATACACAAGCGCCTGCATTATTCCCAAAAGCTCGAGTTCCAGTTGTTGGCCAAGGGTTTTGCCGATTATCTGCCAGACGAGTACCCGTATGAGGTTCCGGGCGAGTCGAAGAAGATCAAGCGAAAGGACTTTGATGACCGTATCGACATTCTGCCGGTGTCAGACCCCAACATCTTCTCCGTCGCCCAGCGGATCACTATGGCGCAAACGGAGTTGCAGTTGGCGCAGAGCGCACCTCAAATGCACAACATGCATGAGGCATATCGCCGCATGTACGAGGCCATTGGAGTAAGGGATATCGATGGTCTGCTGACGAGTCAGGATATTGATAAGCCGAAGGACCCAACCAGTGAGAACGCGCAGGCACTAGATGGTTCGCAGTTGAAGGCGTTTGCGGGCCAGCAGCATGATGCGCATATCATGAGCCATATCATGTTTGGTATGTCCCCAATTGTTGGATCGATGCCCAACGTCGGGATTATTCTGCAGAAGCACATTTTCGACCACATTACCAAGAAGGCAGAGGAGTGGGTTGAGGCGGAACTGTTCAAGCAGTATGGGACGGACCCTGATCAACTGGTGTCTCCACTACAGCGTGAGGCAATGATTGCGTTGAAGTGTTCGGAATTCTTCCAAGAGGTCAAGAAACTACAGGATGAGTTGTCTGGAGCCAACCAGCAGCAGCCTGATCCGCTGATTGAGTTGAAGAAGCAGGAGTTGGCGCAGTCTGCCCAGCGTGATCAGAACAATGCGCAGATTGATCAAGCGCGGTTGTCCTTTGATCAGCAGCGTGAACAGAACGATATGGCAGTGGATCAGGCCAAATTGCAGCAGAATCAGGCGTTGGCTATGGCTAAGATGGACCAAAATGTCATGAAGATGGCCCAACAAGGAGGCAGAAATGCGCGGCAAACCTAAAAACATGATGAAGACCAAGGGGCAAATGCCTCAAAAGGTCAAAAATGTTCCACGTGGAACATTGTCAGACCCCCGCGTGACCTATGTTTACCGCAAAGATGCATTTAAAAAGGTAAAAATCGCATAAAACACGTGTATTTATATAAATACACATGCATAATTGTTATGTAGCCTTCAGATAGGGCCTGTACTGTCTGCGTACTTGGGGTAATCCATGCTTGAGTTTACTGAAAAAGTGCTCTACGCCGTCCGAAACCTAAGAAAACAGTCCGAAGAGATGATTGTTTCGGGGGGAGTCAAGGATATGGAGCACTACAAGTTCCTGATGGGCAGGATAGAAGGCTACAAATTCGTCGAGAACGAAGTTTTAGCGCTTCTCAAGAAAAATCCTGACGCATAAGGAACAAAGTTATGACTTTGACAGCATTAGAAGAAAAATGGGCCAAAGAAGCGGACGAAAAGGAGCCTAGCCTTGACGACGCATACTCAGAAGACGGCAGTCTTACTGTCGAAAACCTTGATGGCTCAGTCTTGGACCGTGTCCCACAGCCAACAGGCTGGCGTGTCGTCATTCTCCCCTACCGTGGGGCGGAAAAGACCAAGGGCGGCATTGTTCTGTCCGATCAAACCCGCGAAAAACAGCAACTAACCACGGTTTGTGGCTACGTTTTGGCTGTTGGGGGCCTAGCTTACAAAGACGAAGGTAAATTTCCTAATGGTCCTTGGTGTCAAAAAGGCGATTGGGTAATTTTTGGCCGCTATGCGGGTGCGCGTATCGGTCTAGACGGTGGGGAAATCCGAATCTTAAACGATGACGAGATTCTCGCCCGCATTAACAACCCAGAAGACATTCTGCACATGTGAGGCCCTTATG